ATCATACCCGGGATTTTTTATTCGAAGAATTTTATGAGACCGTATAATTCACAGTAAAATTAACACTCAGTTTTGCCGCTGGTTTCAAAAACAGATATGAGGCAGTTGCATCCACATCTTCAGTAAGGGTCAAAGTGGCCTTGCTGATTTTACCGCTGGTTTTATCGCTGGTTACCGTTAGCTTACCGTTTGAAAGCGTCAAATTAGCAGTAGATACCTTGATTCCCTTTACGCCGAGAACCACCCCAATATCGTAAACTGCTTTCTCTATTTCGCTTAATTCAGCAAAATACAGATATCCGCCGGCTCCATGTTTGATTGAAGAATCCTTTCCAGATTTGTTTTTCAGGGATATTGTAAACACATAATTATTTCCGTTTTCTTTGCAAGATGCACTGGCAACATCCGAAGCGGACAGACCCTTCAGCGTTGCTTCTGTGCCAGTCAATGCCGTGTTATTGCGGTTGATAACTGTTGCATATTTTTGCTCTACCAAATTCAAATTAACGCCGCCCGTTACGCTTCCGCTCGTAATTTTGCGTGAATAGGTACCTGATACTTTTGCAATCTTCTTAACCGCCGTATTATAATAGCTGACGATTTCATTTACGCCGTTAGGCGCTTTCGATGCATTGTTATCCGGCTTCTGCTGGTTGTCCGCAGGTTTGGTGGTGCCCGCGTCGCTCGTCTTCTGTGTGGAGGCGTTGCTGCCGGTATCAGATGCATCTGATACACCGGGCTCTGCGGTGCTATCCGACGGATTTTTGGATTCATCGCTTGCGGGTGGAAACGTTTCGCTGGCATTCGGCGCTTGGTTGGATTCCTCTGCGCCGGTGGTATTTGCATCATCCCCCGCACCACTACAGGCGGCCAAAGAGAGCACCAAGGCGCCTGCCATAAGCAGGGAGAAGAGTTTTGTAAGCTTCGTTTTCATATGATGTGACCCCTTTCAATAGGCTGTAGTCAGCATACGCTAAAAACTGCAAGCCGTCAATTATCTAAAAGAAAAAAGATTTCACGAAGAAGCGATTCAAACTCTCTTATTTTTATGAAATTCGTATGTAAAAAAATGAGAAAATGTGCCAACTTGCATTGTGGGCCAGAATCTCGTATACTGAAGAAACAAATCCCGATTGAGGAGGAATCGCCATGTCTGCACCGCTTGCTGACCGCCTGCGTCCGCAGGCTCTTGATGAGATCGTAGGCCAAAAGCATCTTTTGGGGGAGGGGAAGCCGCTGCGCAATATTATCCTTTCAGGAGAGCTGCCCAACCTCGTTTTCTATGGCCCCTCCGGCGTTGGGAAAACAACGCTTGCAGGTATCATCGCCCGAACGACGAACCGCCGCCTGCACCGGCTCAACGGCACAACCGCCTCCACGGCGGATATCCGGGATGTTGTTGCGGAGCTGGATACGTTTGCTGCGCCCAATGGAATCCTTTTATATCTGGATGAGATCCAGTATTTCAATAAGAAGCAGCAACAATCCCTGCTGGAATATATTGAAAACGGGAAAATTACTCTGATTGCCTCCACAACGGAAAATCCGTATTTTTATATTTACAACGCGATCCTCAGCCGGTCCACAGTATTTGAATTTAAGGTGGTTGAACCGGCGGAGATTGAGCGCGCCGTACAGCGGGCTTTCATTTATTTGGAGGAGGAGCGCGGCGAGCGGATCGTGCCGGAAGAGGGCGTGATTCCCTATATTGCACAGGCCTGTGGGGGCGATGTGCGCAAATCAATCAACGCGGTAGAGCTCTGTGTGCTTGCCTCCCCAATGCCCGCGCCGGGTGAAGCTCGTGTGATAACGCTAGCGCACGCGAAAGAGCTTTCCCAGCGCAGCGCGCTGCGTTATGACCGAGCGGGGGATGAGCACTACGATATCCTCTCTGCCTTTCAAAAATCCATGCGCGGCTCCGATCCGGATGCGGCGCTGCATTATCTGGCGCGCCTGCTGGAGGCGGGTGATTTGCCCAGCGCCACGCGAAGGCTAATGGTGTGCGCCTGTGAGGATGTGGGCCTTGCCTACCCAATGATTATTCCAATTGTCAAGGCAGCGGTGGACGCGGCCTTACAGGTCGGCCTACCGGAAGCGCGGATTCCCTTGGCGGATGCGGTTGTGCTTGTGGCGACGGCGCCGAAATCCAACAGCGCCTATGACGGCATCAACCGCGCGATGGATGACGTGCAGCGCGGCAAAAGCGGCCCGATCCCCCGCACGCTGCAAAACGTGCATTACGACGGCGCGGATAATCCAAATAAGGGCCAGTTCTATGAATACCCCCACGAATATCCAAACCATTGGCTCCCGCAGCAGTATTTGCCCGACGCGCTGAATGGAACCCGCTACTATGAATATGGGGAAAATAAAACAGAACAGGCTGCAAAGGCATATTGGGAGAAGATCAAAAGCAGAAAAGGTTAAAACGGGGAAGCGCATGATGGATAAAAACCAAAGTTTGCAGATCCTCAATCGAGATACATTGAAAATTATAGCTGCTGCGGCAATGCTGATTGATCATATCGGTTGGCGTTTTTATCCGTTTATAAACCTGAAGGCGCAGGTTTTCCATGTGCTTGGCCGCATTACGCTACCAATCATGTGCCTGTTTCTTACAGAAGGCTATTTTTATACGCGCAGCAAAAAAGATACGGCCTGCGGATGCTTTTGTTTGCTCTGCTTTCCCAGCTCCCATATACCATGTTTCAAGGAATCCACTGGTATAATTTAGAGTTCAATGTGATGTTCACGTTGTTTTTTTGCTTTTTAGGCATTTTGTTTTATGATAACATTCAAAATATAATATCCCGTTGGGTTGCGGTTTTCGGCTGTATCATGGCCACCTGGTGGTGCGACTGGGGCATCACGGCAGTGCTCTACACCCTCGCTTTATGGATCTTCCGGGAGGATCGGAGGAAGATGGCGACCGCCTTCTCCGCTGTGTCGGTTTTCTATTTCTGCTCAAATTTTCTTACAGCGCTGGGGCAAGGGCGTGGCTTTGCTCCCAGCCTGTTTTCATGTTTATATATGCTGGGAGTTTTCTTGGCACTCGTTCTTATTTTGTTTTATAATGGGGAAAAGGGGCGTTTTTTAAAGGGAGCAATCGGTAAATGGTTTTTTATTTTTTTATCCCGTGCACTTGCTTCTTATTGCCCTGATTTAAACAAGAGGGGATGCGTCTCCTCCTGGACGTGTTCTATGGCAGAGGCAGTGCCCCCTTCCTGTGCATCTTTTCATTGAATTCTAAATTTATGGTATGATAGCCGTGAAATAGGCGGGAAACCTTGATCTTTCAAGGTTTCCCGCCTTATTTGTTACTATTTTGTTATAAGTTCAGTGTTCACAGTGCCATCAATAGTTCTTGTAATTAATTCAATGGCTTCCTTCAATTCATCCAACGTTTTGTGGTTATATATTCGGTTTCCTGTATCCTTGGACTTGTGACCCATCATCAAATCAATACATTTCCGGTTGGCTCTGGCACTGTCCAATAAGGATTCAAAAGTATGACGGCACTCATGGGGACTTTTTTCAATTCCCAAAGAATCCATGATGTTTTTCCAAAATTTCCGGTATTTCGTTTCCGAACACTTCTTCCCATTATAATTAAACAAGTATTCCCCACCTTCGTCCATGCGCCGCTCTACAAAAAGGCGAATTAGAGAATGAATTGGAACAATGCGGCCTTTACCGGCTTTTGTCTTTGTGCCGCCGGTCATAGTCCCAAGTTGAAGATCAATATCAGCCGTTTTCAAATTTAAAAGTTCTGAAATCCGCCACCCAGAATAAATTAAAATCAAAACGCTATCTACCCACGGTTCATTTTGATGATTCCAAAGGCAATTAATTTCATCATCGCTGAACCGGTTACGGGAGGTTTCCGGGATTGGGTCGGTAGTTAATAAGTCGGAATAGCATCGGGTTATTATATCCAGTTCAAGGGCAAACCGGTCAAGATGTCCCCAAAGGTTTTTAATTGCCCCTTGGGTGGCATAAGATTTCCCACACCCATCAATGGTTTCCTGCATTTGGTAAGATCGAATTTTTTTATAGGGTATGTTCAGCAGCTTTGAACAATGCTTGAACGCCGAACACAAACACGCTTGATTCGATCTTCCCAACTTGGGTGCCTTTTTTTCTTTCCATAAGTCAAACAGCCCCTGAAGCGTGATCTTGGCCTTATCCACATCCCACGGATCACGGTTATACTCCGCTAGCATGATATTGCCTTCTTCACGCGTTGCTGTATAACCTATAATATCAAAGCGTGGGTGGCCTCGATCATCATAACCATACACGCCGCTTCTGACCATGAAAGGCCTTCGCCGATTACCTGAAAGTTTTATCACTGATCCATACCGGTTTGGATTTCGCATTATATCACCTTTCTTTTGGTAAAATTGGGTGTGCAAAACCAAACCCAATGTGATATAATGCTTCTTGTAAGGGGAAGCATATCTTCATGGGTATGATTTCACCTGAACCGCCTTCGGCGCGCCAACGCCGGGGGCGGTTTTTGATTTGATGGTTAAAGTAAAATATCTTCGTCAGTCATACTGATTCTCCTTCTGACATTATCAAGATGTCATTTTTAGTATGTATGAAATAGTGCAGGCTCGACTGATTTCATCCGATATTCCGCGAGCGGGATTGTCACCCCCATGCGCCGCGCCGCATCGGTGATGGGCCTTGCAATATAATCTTGTAATTCATAGTCGCTGAACAGGAGATCAACGGCGAACCGGTTTGCCTGAACCTCCATTTTGTCAATGGAGAATAGCGTGTTTTCCCGTAAGAAAGGCGAGTTTGCTTCTGGATGCAAAATAGCATGTCCTAATTCATGGGCGCACGTGAACCTTTGCTTTTCCTCACTGCTGTCTTGATTGATATGTATGAACTTATGTCGAAAGCACTGGTTATAAAATCCTTGAACTGATCCTAATTTTTCATATGTTACTGTAATTCCAATCGAATCGGCCAGTTCAAACGGATCGTTTGTGTGATACTCTTCACACAAAGCGTGAACAAGCTCTTTCGTATTCATTCCATTATTGTTCCCCTTTATATTTCTTTGGAGTAAATTTCTGCTTTGCAAGCCTTTTGCCCATTTCCAGACTGTTTCTTAAACTGATTGCGATCAACTCCTTTGTAGCGTCATCAAGCGGTTCACCTTGGAACATCAATCCTTCTTGGCTACTTTCCAATTGGGACAATGCTTCTTCCAGTTTTTTAGATATGTCGCGCTCGTCCTTCGCAGTAAGGGCGGGCGTTTTTTCATGATATTGCTCTCCGCGCAGTAAATAATCTACTGATACATTAAAAAATTCTCCAAGTTTTAGTAGTGTTTCAAAATCAGGTTCACGTTTGCCGGTTTCATACTGAGAGATTGTGCTCTCAGCAACTCCAATTTTTTTACCCAATTCTTTCATGGATATTCCCTTTTCACGTCTTAAACGCCTTAAAGCTTCCACTATACTTCACCTCTTTTAGTTGCATTTATTATAAACTTTTCGAAATGAAAAGTAAATTAGTTTATTTAAAAAATATCTTGACATTATGTGAAGATAGCGCTATTATAATAATGAACTTCACAATATGACAAGAAAAGAGATGAAAGAAATGCGATCATGGCTAAAAGCTATTCGAAAAGAGAAGGGAATGACATTATCAGAAGTTGCACTCGCTATCGGAATTTCAGAAAGTTACTATTGCTTAATTGAAAATAACGATAGACAAAAGTGTATGGATATTTCGCTTATATCGAAGATTTCATCTGTGCTGGACATTCCAATTTCTGAAATTATCAGATTAGAACAAAAGAAAGAGTGCAATTGAACGAGTATCGTACCTTTATTCTAACACGCCTAAACCACTTATTGAACTGTTTGATTTTGGAATCAAGAGGCAAAGTCCCATGATTGGGACAGTGGCAAGAGAATCATTCAATTTATAGGGAGGAACTAGTTATGACAACCACATTTGCAGAGAGATTAAAACACGCTATGAACGAGGCCCACATGAGCCAATCCGAACTGTCAAGCAAAACGGGCATCACAAAAGCATCTATCAGCCAATATCTTTCCGGAAAGAATCAACCGAGAGAAGACAAGATTTTTCTGATGGCAGAAGCCTTGAAAGCATCTCCGGATTTCCTGATGGGCAAGGACGTGCCGCCCATGCTTCCCCGCGTATCAGTGGATAGGATCGGTACAAGGACGGCGGCGCGATGCATAGGCAAGTCTGAGCAGTTCATCCGGATCGGCTTGCAGCGCGGCATTTTACCTTTTGGAAATGCCGTGCCAGGAACCGGGCGCAAGTTTATCTACTATATTAATCCGGTTCAGTTCAGGGAGTATGTCGGGCGGGACCGCTTTGATCGGTTCTTTGGATCACAGACCGAGAGCGGGAGAAGAACATGACCATTGCAATATTAGAGGCTGTATTCGGGACGCTGGCGACAATCTTTTTCATATGGGCTTGCTGGAATGAAAAGCGGTTGATCGCATGGGAGGATAAACACCTGATCCCGTGGGCAAAACAATTGCAAAAGCGTTTCCAAAGGAGTTGCAGACAATGGATTTCAAGATAGGCGACCACGTCCGTGGGACCGCAGGCAGCCAAGGATACTACACGCAGCCCGGCGAACTGCTGGAGGCCGTTGTAACTGATCTCAACCCGGATGGAGATGTCCGGATACGTGTCATCAGGCACACAAGGTATGAGGCGAAGACGCTGCCAGAATTTGAAGTCGTGGCTGGGGAAATCGAATTAATTGAAGAGGAAGGAGGATAATGGTGAAACACGTTGTCTTGTATAGTGGCGGCCACAGTTCCGCATTGGCTGCCATAGAAACCGTCAGACAGTACGGCCCGGAAAACGTGATATTGCTGAATCACGATATTAATCCGCGCACAGAGGATGCGGATATCAAGCGGTTTAAGCGGGAAGTTGCGGAGTACCTTGGCCTGCTAATCACATACGCCAATATGGCGGACGTGAGCCAAAAAGATCATTTTGACGTGTGCGTCGAACAAAAGGCGTTTAAGTACGGGATGCAATCATCTGCGATCTGCACACGCAAACTTAAAACGGAGCCGTTCGCGCGCTGGCTATCTGGCCAAGATAGCAGCAGCCTCGAACTTGTGTATGGGTTTGACGAAACTGAGCAAAAGCGTATCGCACGGCGAACACGGATTATGGGGGAGCAAGGATACCGATGTGTCTACCCGTTAACGTCCCAAATAGAATTACGCAACATCGAAGATATCGGCATCCGTAGGCCAGATACATATAAAACGTACAGACATGCAAATTGCATTGGATGCTTAAAAGCTGGGCGGCAACATTGGTACTGTGTCTACTGTCTGCGTCCTGATATATGGGACAAGGCCAAATGGGCGGAACAAAAAATCGGATATACCATCCTGAAAGGCACACCCTTGTCCCTACTGGAACCCATGTTTGCTGAGTTAAAGCTATGTCAATTGCAGGCAACCGAGTTGATCAAGCCGCAAACATTTTGGGCGTCAGCTAGACGGTTGCTTGCCCAAAACACAAAAACCGCCGCTCCCGACACGGCAATTGTCAGAAGCGGCACGTAAGAAAACCCGAATCAAAAAGGCGGTCCTTACAGCTACAGTGTAGCATTGGGGGCGCTGGAAGTCAAGGAGGCATATAAAATATGACCTTTGCCGAACGGGACGAACTCGCGATGGAGCTCTGGAAGGAGGGAGAAAACCATGTATTACGAAGGGATTGGCCCGGAGCGCGGAAAGCGCGTCTCCGGCGAAGACGCGCCGGCTTATGCAATGGTACGTTGCGGGATCGGCCGGATGCAGGATACCCCGGAAACGCCGGAGTTCCTGACAGCCCTTGTGGATTGGTATTTCTCGGGCAACTGGATCCGGAGGGAGGGTGATCCGCATGATTCCTGACCGCGGAGTTGACTTTTACATAACCGGTACGGAAATCGTGGAAGTCCATTTCCCCAATGGGGATCTCGCTTGCCAGTGGTGCCCCTTTTGCAAGCGGAAAACCTTCCGCGGAAATACCCGCGTTATCTGCGTCAAGACCTATGAACCGCTCAATGAGATTTATGAAACCCGGCGGGGCGACGACTGCCCGCTGGCTATTCAGGAGGTGGATACATAATGGGAATCCCTGTCCTGATCCTCGGGGAATCCGGCAGCGGGAAAACAACCGGCCTGCGCAATTTTGAACCGGGGGAAATCCTGGTCTTCAGCGTGGCCAACAAGCCCCTGCCATTCCGCAAAAAACTCAATACTGTCAAAAACGCGACCTATGGATCCATCGGCGCCGCACTCAAGCAGAAGCAATACAAGCGGTATGCTATCGACGACAGCCAGTATCTGATGGCCTTTGAACTCTTTGACCGCGCGAAGGAAACTGGCTATGGGAAGTTTACGGATATCGCCGTGCGCTTCCGTTCCATGATCGACTACATTTCCCGGGATCTGCCGGACGATACGATCGTCTACCTGCTGCACCACAGCGAGATCACAGACAGCGGTAAAATCAAGGCCAAGACTGTAGGTAAAATGCTCGATAACCAACTCACCGTTGAGGGCCTGTTCTCCGTCGTCCTGTATTGCAGGTCAGACGGGCATCGATATCACTTTGAAACCCAAACCGATGGGTATACAACGGCGAAATCTCCTAAAGATATGTTCAATCTTCTGGAAATCGACAACGACCTGAAGATGGTGGACGGTGCCATCCGGGAATATTGGGGTTTAAATACTGAAAAATAACAGGAGGAGTACATACGATGAAAGCATTCAATGGATACGAGCCGAAACGGAGCTATGTCAGGGAGCAGCTGCCCGCGGGCGGCTATGTGGTCAAAATCATGGACGTAAAGCTCGTGCATAACGACTGGGGTGACATTCTGCTCCTGAGCTTCGATGTGGAAGAGGGCGACAAAAAAGGCTTCTTCCGAGACGACTACAGGGGCCAGACGTATGAAGACAAGAAATGGCGGGGAACCTACCGCCTGCGCATCCCCGCAGACGATGGCAGCGATAAGGACGCATGGGCGAAAAACGCCTTTAACAACGCTATGTTTGCCTTTGAAGACAGCAATAAGGGTTTCCGCTTTGACTGGGACGAGAACAAGCTCAAAGGTCTGTTGGTAGGCGCGTTGTTCCGCAACGAGGAGTGGGAGATGAACGGACGGACTGGCTGGACCACAAAATGCTGCTCGCTTATTCCGGCGGATGATATCCGCAGTGGAAAGTTTAAAACGCCGAAGGATAAGCCGCGTCAGGACAGACCGGCGTCAACGCCTTTTGAAACAACCGGCCCTAAGGATTTCGAGGCGCTGGACGATGATGACGACCTCCCGTTCTGAGCGCGATGGCGGAATACAACCATTTTGAGATTGAACGGATGCTGGAGAGCATGGTGGTGCTGGTGGATACGCGGGAGCAGGATACCCCTGCCCTGCGGCGCCGCCTGAAGGCAATACAGTATCCGTATGAGCGCTGCAAGCTTGACTATGGGGACTACTCCTGCCGGTTTGTAAGCCCAGCGGGAGAGCCCATTAGCGCGGCAGGCAAAATCTGTATTGAGCGCAAGATGAACCTTGACGAGCTCTGTGCCTGCTTTACACGCAGTCGAGCCCGGTTTGAGCGGGAATTCATCCGGGCCAGAGAGGATGGGGCCAAGGTCTACCTGCTAGTAGAAAACGCGAACTGGGAAAAGGCGCTCAGCGGCGCCTACCGCAGCCGGCTGAACCCTGCCGCGCTTACCGCATCCCTGCTGGCCTGGAGCGGTCGGTATAACCTTGTTCCTGTCTTTTGCCGGAGTGAGACCTCCGGGGAACTGATCGGCAGG